TTTATTAGTTGGTATAGCTACTGAATATAATAACGCAATGCTTGTAATAGAAAATGCTAACATTGGTTGGGCAACTATACAAGTAGCAATAGATAGACAATATTCTAACCTTTACTATTCACAACGGAGTGACTCCTCAAATGTAGATTCGTATTTTGATAAATATCAAGATCATTCACGTATGGTAGCTGGATTTACAATGTCATCTAAAACACGTCCTATGGTAATAGGTAAGTTTCAAGAATATATTGCTGATCAAGGGGTAACAATTCAATCAAAAAGATTGATAGAGGAAATGAAAGTATTCATTTGGAAGAATGGTAGAGCAGAAGCCCAAACAGGATACAATGATGATTTAGTTATGGCTTTTGGTATAGCAATGTACATTAGAGATACAGCATTAAAATTCCGTCAGAGAGGAATTGATATGACAAAACAAGCATTACAAAACACAATAGTAAACAGAACTGCTTATGGTGGGGCTTATGGAACAGGAGCTAATGCTCAAAATCCATACTCTATGAAAGTAGGTAAAGGTCAAGAAGACATTAGATGGTTACTATAATAATATTTATAATAATAATTACACAATAGTATGGCAGATACAAGCATATTTTCAAGGTTAAGGAGATTATTTTCAACAGACGTCGTAATCCGTAATGTAGGAGGAAACGAACTAAAAGTTATTGATTCTAACCAAATTCAATCTAATGGTGAATATCAAACAAATTCATTATCAGATAGATTTAATAGAGTATATTCAAGTGCTCCTACATCCCTATATGGTGCTCAATTTAACCTAAATTGGCAATATTTAAGAACTTATGTTTATTCAGAATATGATGTGATGGATGGAGATGCTATTATTGCTTCTGCTCTTGATATCATTGCTGATGAATCTACTCTTAAAAATGATATGGGGGAAGTATTACAAATACGTTCTTCAAATGAAGATATCCAGAAAATACTTTATAATTTATTTTATGACGTATTAAATGTAGAATTTAATCTATGGATGTGGGTTCGTAATATGTGTAAGTATGGTGATTTCTTCCTTAAATTAGAAATAGCAGAAAAATTTGGAGTATATAATGTAATTCCTTACACAGCATATCATATTGAAAGAATAGAAGGATCTAACCCTGATAATCCATCTGAAGTAAAATTTAAATGGAATCCTGATGGTTTTTCTTCTGGTAACTCATCTGGTTATTATAACGTTCCTAATAACGGTTCTTCAACTGTTAGTAATGGTATTGTGTTTGATAATTTTGAAATGGCTCACTTTAGAATGTTAGCTGATGTTAACTTCTTACCTTATGGTAGATCATATATAGAACCAGCTCGTAAATTATATAAACAATATGCTTTAATGGAAGATGCGATGTTAATCCACAGAATTGCTCGCGCCCCAGAAAAACGTGTATTTTATATTAATGTTGGTTCAATCCCACCTAATGAAATAGAAGCATTTATGCAAAAAACTATTTCAAACATGAAACGTACTCCGTACATGGATGAAAAAACAGGTGAATACAACTTAAAATATAACATGCAAAACATGTTAGAAGATTTCTACATTCCTGTTCGTGGAAATGATAGTGCAACAAAAATTGATACTACACCTGGTTTAAATTATGATGGTATTCAAGATGTTGAGTATTTAAGAGATAAATTATTTGCTGCTCTTAAAGTACCTAAAGCATTTATGGGGTATGATGAAAATGTTGAAGGTAAAGCTACATTAGCTGCTCAAGATATTAGATTTGCTCGTACAATTGATAGAGTTCAACGTATCTTACTATCAGAATTAAATAAAATTGCATTAGTTCACTTATATACTCAAGGTTATGACAATGAGTCATTAACAAACTTTGAATTATCAATGACAACTCCATCAATTATCTATGATCAAGAAAGAATTGAGTTGTTAAAATCTAAATCAGAATTAGCAGGTTCATTATTAGAACAAGGATTAGTTCCATCTGATTGGATTTATCATAATGTATATCACTTTAGTGAAGACCAATATGATGAATATAGAGATTTGGTTAGAGAAGATTCTAAACGTAAATTTAGAAACGCTCAAATTGAAGCAGAAGGTAATGATCCTGTAGCAACAGGAAAATCATATGGTACTCCTCATGATTTAGCTTCATTATACGGAATGGGAAGAACACAATCAGACCCAGCTAATGTACCTACTGGTTATCAAGTAGATCAACCACTAGGACGTCCTGAAGATTCAATAACTACAAGAGGTAAACAAGAAAATAACTTTGGTAAAGATCCATTAGGAGTTAAACGTATGAAAGATACGGATAAAAACGATGGTAGTGGAAGACCTTCATTATCTGAATTTGAAAGCCCAAAAGTTACATTTTTGAAAAATAAACAATTATTTGAAGCTTTAGACAAAAAACATTTAGTATTTAACTCAGAGCAAGATAGTAGTTCACTTCTTGATGAATCTCAACTAAGAGACTAATATTTATAAATAAATATATTTTTAATGAAAATTAAACACTCAAAATTTAAGAACACCGGGATCTTATTTGAACTGCTAGTTAGACAAATAACAGCGGATACCTTAAAAGGAGGTGATTCACCTGCTATTGATCTATTGAAAAATTATTTTGTGAAAAGCGAGTTAGGTCGTGAATATAAATTATACGAATCAATATTAAAATCTAAGGTGTTAAATGAAAGTAGAGCAAATTTATTTGTTGATACTATTTTAGAAAGTTCTAAAAAATTCAACAGATCTCTTCTTAGAAAACAAAAATATAATTTAATTAATGAGATTAAAGCTCATTATGATTTAGATCAATTCTTTGGTTCTAAAATTAAAAATTATAAAGAATTAGCTTCATTATATACTTTAATTGAAGGTTATAATACTAAAGAAGTAACTGATTCTGAACAAATAATTGACAATAAAATTACATTATTAGAACACTTAACTAGAAGTGAACTAACTCTAAATACTAAAGAAGATGTACTTAAAGAATTTTCATCTTATGATAAAGATTTAAGAACATTAACATATAGAGTATTACTAGAAAAATTTAACGAAAAATATGACGGGTTAAGTGCAGAACAAAAACAGGTACTTAAAGAATTCATCAATTCAGTAGACTCAACTCCTCAACTTAGAGAATTCTACAATAATAAAATTACTCATTTAAGATCTATCTTGAATGAAGAATCTAAAAATATCAAAGATAAAGCCACTCAAATCAAAATTACAGAAATAGCTAAAATGCTAACTGAATTAAGTAAAACTGATAAAGTAAGTGACGATAATCTAGTTGATTTGTTACAATATTATGAATTGGTAAAAGAAATCAAAACAGCAAATGGCGTACAAATATAAAATTAAAGAAGAAGAAGGGCATTCTAAATATTATCCTGGAGGTAAAACTCCGGGATTAACTACTTCTGTAATGAATCAAATATTAAAAAAAATAGCAGATTCTGGGGATGAAGATAAAAAAGTAAAGAATAAACTTAAAGAAAATTATCTATCAGGTAAATCTTTTATTACTTCTAAACTTGAAAACTATCCTAAAGCCTTATCTAAAGTTAATCAATTAATAGATATGGTTGGTGAAGTCAATTTTACTATGGATATAGCTAAATGGGTTTATGATTTCTTTAATAATGCTTCATTTGAAAGTCCAGTTAATGAAGCTCAATCTAACCCAACCGATATAATCTCAGTTGATGTTCCTTTATTCATTCGTTTATTAGAGTATTCTAGAGAAGATGCTAAAACAGATATGGATCTTCATGATGTAGCAGAAAATATAATTAGATTATCAGCAGAGGGTAAACCACTTACTATGGCTAATTATGATGATATTATAGGTGCTAATAAAGAAGTAAATGAAGAAGGAGAAGGTGGTTCAATGTCAAACGCTGCAGGTGGTTACTTAGGTAAATATGCTTATAAATTACCAAAAAAACAACCTAAATTAGAAGAAGAAACAGAAGCACCAAAACCTAATGCTAAAAACCCAGGTGCTACTTTAGGTGCTGGTCCTTCAGCAGGTAAAAGCGGGGTTACTAAAAATGCATACGTAAAACAATTCAAATATAAAGTAGTTCCACAAACAGCCGAAGGCACTTACGTACAAAAAGGTTCTGGGATGGAAGTTAAAAAACTATTTTAATATGTATAAGCACAAATTATCTGAGCAAGACGACAAGGCAGCTAAATTTCAAGAAGAACGTATTAATGCCTTTGACGCTCTAGAAAATAGATTCGATAACATAAGAAAATTACTACGTTTAGGTAAAATCGAAACTATAAAATACTACAGAGAAAACCCAAATAGTTATGGGGTAGTAAAAGGAACAGATTTAATTAATGATTATTTTAACGATATAGAAACACTATTACAACCAGAAAATTAATATGAAAACATTACAAGAACAATATAACCTTATTAAAGAAGGTAAAGGAAACAAAAACATATTTTTAACAGAAGCTAAAAATTTGTTTCCTGATATGTTAACTAATTCATCGACATTTGATGAAGCATCTAAAATTTTAAAAAATAGAAGCGTAATAAGTGAAAACTATGTTGATAGCTATGTTATTAACCAACTTACATCTGAAGATTTAAATGGTCCTAAACAACCATGGGAACTTAAATATGCTTCTTACTTAGAAGAAGTTAAAAACAGTGCTTTAGAACCTATTGTTAACAACGATTATAAAACAAATACTGCTAAAGAAGACGAAAGTATTAAAGCTGATTCTAAAAAAGTAGATAAATCTGTTGAAAATATTAGTTCACATAATTATGATTATTCTCCAAAAATTGATAACATTAATAATGTTAATGCTCAAGAAATGATGAATGGTATTTATGTTGAGTTAAAATATAACCCAAAAATGGAGTTAGAAGAGGTACAAGAAAAAGTAATCAAAAATCTAGCTAAAGATCCATTATATTATGTTAAAAATGGAATGTTTGGAGTTGAAGGTTTAGGATATGAAGAACAAAAAGTAGAAGAAGTAAGTGGTAAATATGCTGCTAGCGGGTACAGTGATAAAGTAAAAGAAGGTAAAACTGAAATGGTTCCTGTTAAAGAATCATTATTAAGAAATATAATTAAAGAACATTTAGGCGGTATCTCTACAGGTGGTAATCCAAATAGCTTTGCTGCTCAATCAGGAAATGTTATTAGACAAATGATGGCTGAAGAAGGATTAGGTGAAACTAATTCATTAAATAGCTTTATGAATTCACTTAAAGAAGAGAATGAAGAAAAAGATTTACCAATGGATGAAGCTAAAGGTAAAGATTTAGATAAAGATGGTGATGTAGATTCTGATGATTACATGGCTGCTAAAGATAAAGCAATTAAAGCATCTCAAAATAAAGCTAAAAAAGTAAAAAAATCTGATTTAGCTAGCAAATTAAAAGAAGTTGAAAATCAAGGAGCAGTAGTTACTTTAGAAGCTAAAATCGAATTGGTACAAAACGAAATCGACACTGCAAACGAAAGATTAAATCAAATTGATGAAAATGCTGATTTAGCTGAATTAATGGATAAGGTTAAACTTAAAGAAATGAGAAGATCTGTTTCTATTATGGAAAAAGAAAAAGCAAATCTTGAAAAAATGTACGAAAAAATGTGTGGTAAAGCTTACCAAAAAGCAGAAGTAGTAGATGAAATCTCTTTAGATAATGAATAAACAATTATTAATTGAAGTTAATACAATTAAAGTATCTCATTCGCAATTAACCGAAAGTGTTAATAAGACGAATGGGAATCTTTTAGTTGAAGGAATTTTAGCGACTGCCGAAGTAAAAAACGGTAACGGTCGTTATTATTCTAAAAACTTATGGGAACGCGAAATGAACAAATACAATGAACTTGTTCAACAACGTCGTTCAATGGGTGAACTAGATCATCCAGAATCTTCTGTAGTTAACTTAAAAAATGTTTCTCATATCATCAATGATTGGTGGTGGGATGGAGATAGTGTAATAGGTAAAATCGAAATATTACCTACACCTTCAGGAAACATTCTAAGAGAACTTATTAAAAGTGGAGTAACCGTTGGTGTTTCTTCTCGTGGTATGGGTTCATTAGAACAAAGAGGTAATGTAATGGAAGTTCAAGATGATTTTGAATTATTATGTTGGGATTTTGTTTCAACACCTTCAAATCCTGGTTCATACATGCACACACTAAACGAAGGTAAAGAATCATTTACTTACGATTATACAAAAGTTAATAATATTGTACATGAAATCCTTTGCTCTAAAGGTTCATGTCCTGTATTTTAAGAATTTTTCTTCGGACGCTACCGAAGGCCGATTGCCCCTCCTTGAATAGTATTCCTGGATTTAAGCCCTCTTTTGAGGGCTTTTACTTTTCTTCTGTGTTTTTGAGAAATATGTACATACGTATGAATATAATGTGTTATTTCCTCTTATATAACACGAACGATAAATAAATTCTATTACGATTCTTAATAATCGTATTTCACAAACTAAATTTTGGGACAAAATGACAAACACAAATTTGTTAAAGGAAGCTATTGCTGATGCTAAAGCCGTAAAGGAAACTGCTATCGCAAACGCTAAACTTGCTCTTGAAGAAGCTTTTACACCACATTTGAAATCTATGCTTTCTGCTAAATTGCAAGAAATGGATGAAGAAGATGTTAAAGAAGAAGAAATTCAAGAAATGGACGATGTTAGTTGGAACGAGAAAAATAATCCTACAAGAAGCCCTTTTGTAACTTTGAAAGACCCTAAAAAAGTTGGACAAACTACTTCTAATTATGCAATTAATGAAGAAGAAGAAGAAATGGATGAGGAAATTAATCTTGATGAACTACTAGCAGAATTGGAATTAGGCGAGGATGCTCGTACTGATGCCGAAGAAGAAGGATACCTTGATGGCGAAGAAGATGAAAAAGAAGACATGGAAGGAGAGATGGATGACGAAGAAATCGATCTTGAAGATATGTCTGAAGATGATCTTAAAGGATTCATTGAGAGTGTTATTAAAGACATGGTTGCTTCTGGTGAAATAGAACCAGGAGATGATTTCGAAGCACATTCAGAACCAGATGCAGATCAAAAAGGTGGTCCTAGTGACAACGATGCTGATAATGAAGAAGATGTTAATATCGAAATTGCAGAAATGTCAAACCCTGTAATGAGGGATGGTGATAAAGGTGATAATCAAGCTGAAAAAGACACAGAAAAAATGAGATTTAAAGAAGAAGAAGAATTAGACGAGTATGGATCCTCTACAATGAGAGAACCATCAGACGCAGCCGCAGCAGGTTTAGAAAACATTAGACGAGTATGGATCCTCTACAATGAGAGAACCATCAGACGCAGCCGCAGCAGGTTTAGAAAACATTATTTCAGGATTAAAAAAATTAATCGCGAAAGGTGGACCTCTAGCAGCTAAAGCTAAAGCAACTTTAGCCGACTGGGGATCAGCAGCAGGTTCAGCTATGAGAGCTGAAGGTGAATCTACTGAGTTAGACGAAATTGAAGAACTTAAAAAAGAACTAAACGAAGTTAATCTTTTAAACGCTAAGTTACTTTACACCAACAAAATTTTCAGAGCAAAAAACTTGACTGAAAGTAAAAAAGTTACAGTATTAAAAGCATTTGATAATGCTAAGGATGTTAAACAAGCAAAAACTATCTATGAAACATTAAACGCAGGTCTTATGGACAAAAACGTTAATGAATCAGTAAAAAGAGGTTTAGCTTCACAAGCTACAGGTTTAGAACCTAAAGCAACAGTTCAACCAATTATTGAGTCAAATGACGTTTACAACCGTATGCGTAAGCTTGCGGGATTACTTTAAAAAAATTTAAAAACAATTAAAACACAAAAACAATGAGCTTAAACTCTTTATTAGAAAGCGCTAACCCATATCACTCAGTACAATCTGATGCCGCTAGATTAGCTGCAAAATGGGAAAAAACAGGTTTACTAGAAGGATTAAACGGTACCCACAAATCAAACATGGGTATGATCCTTGAAAACCAAGCAAAACAATTAGTAGTAGAAAATTCAAACACTGGTGGTGGTACTGGTGCTGGATCTTTCACATCTCAAACAGCTGTTAACACAGGTGGTCAATGGGCAGGAGTTGCTTTACCATTGGTAAGAAAAGTATTTGGTCAAATCGCAGCGAAAGAATTCGTTTCTGTTCAACCAATGAACTTACCTTCTGGTCTAGTATTCTTCTTAGATTTCCAATATGGATCTGACAAAACTCCATTTACTGCAGGTAGATCACTTTATGGTGACGGAACTGCTGCAACTAACCCATTTGGTAACACAAATGAAGGTGGTTTATATGGTGAAGGAAGATTTTCTTACTCAATCAACAATACTCAATCTATCTTAGTTTCTGCATCTGCAGGAGTTGTAACAGTTGCAACGCCAGAAAACTTTAGATATGATTCTAACTTCTCAGCTTCTGCTGATACTTATTTCCAAATTGCTGTACCAACTGCATCTTTAGCTTATGTAGATAAAACAGGTGTTGCTGCATTCCAATTATTCACAGGATCTGTTGCTACTGCTTATGACAATCCTGGTGTAGGTAATCAAATCTCTGAATTTACTGTATACAATGGTGGATCAAGTATATTATTCTACGTTACTAGATCATTAGCTACTCTTCAAACAGGTTCAGCTAACACAGTTACTGTAGTTTACCAATTACAACCAACTGATGCTGATAGAGGTGATTTCGAAGATGGTAACCCAAATCCAAACGGATTAGATAGCCCAGAAATCAATATCCCAGAAATCAACGTTCAAATGAAATCTTCTGCGATCGTTGCTAAAACAAGAAAATTGAAAGCTGTTTGGACTCCTGAGTTCGCTCAAGATTTAAATGCTTACCATGCTCTTGATGCTGAAGCAGAATTGACATCTATGTTATCTGAATATATCTCTTTAGAGATTGACTTG